CCAATCCAGGCCAAAGCCGCAGCGTGAAACAGAGGCGGGAACACATTGTCCCGTTATACGGACACGCGAAAACTTCGAGTTTTTCAACAACATTAGCTGGAAGCCGACGTTGGACTTGTTTACCACCGACGGCGGCTCTGGTCCGTTCTTGACCTGGAAAGAGGTTTTAGATTTTTTTGATCAGTTCTACTGGCCAATGGAGGCGCACCTTGGCGGCCCATTTAAGTCGGACATTCCACATATTGTTCGCGCCAGGATTCAGTGAGATTAGATGAAACAACCCCGGCTCATCACCGGGTTTGATTTGCTTGACCCATCCCATACCGTCCTCATCTTCGCAAACGCAACGGTGGCCTATATCGTCAGACGGCACAACGTCATGGCCATTGCGTGTATAGAACAGAAGGTCTCCAGCGGAATAGACGGGTTCCATGCTGTCGCCCTCAATCTCGACCGCGACAATACCGCGCGGAGAAAGGCCGGGCGGGCATTCAATTTGAGGGCCATCGCCTTTTTCATAAGCGTCAAACACAGGGACCTGGGCGCCAGCGCCGACTTTACCTGCAATCGCAATTGTAGGGATACTGTCGGGCTGACCATCAGACCAACTCATAATCTCTTCTACGGTCATTTGTAGTGCTTGAGCTAGCTTGACAGCTGACGATAGTTTCGGAGATGCAGCCTTACCTCGCTTGAGGTCACGCACAAAGGATTGATGAAGCCCAGCTGCTTCTGAAAGCGGGGCATCTTTTAGATTGCGGGCTTCCATTACTTGTCGGAGGCCCTCCAGAAATTTTTCGCTTTCATCTAACATTGGGGAATTCTACCCAAATGCACAGACTGCAGATACTGGGAAGTTTACCCTTGCTTTTTCGGGTAAACTTACCCAGTGATGTGGCATGGAACAATTTCTCGATGATATCAAAACCTATGCGGATGCCGTAGGTCGCAGCCCTCAGCACATTTTGCGGCAAGCTGTGGGTGCTAGCTGGTCGCAATGGGCGGCTTGGGCGGATGGGCAGTCGAGCCCGACGCTGAATACCGTGGATAAGATCCGCAAATACATGGCTGACAACCCTGCGCCCGCCCCAATAGCGGAGGACGCCGCATGAGCCGCGCTCGGTTAACCCTGATTGTGAATAACGATGTGTCATGTTTACAAGATGCGCCTCGCGCCGGACAAAAGTCTTGGTCAAATAAGTTAGACCCCTATGCGTTAAAGACCAGTGCGGCGGTGCTTTGGTCAGGGTACTTTCGCACCCGATTCCACAGTCCGCGTGAGGTCGCCCTATTTTGTGATGTCAGTTTTCAAACCGCGTTGAACTGGTGGGGGGCCGTGACCGCGCCCGCCAGCCACATCGCTGTGCTGGTCATGCTAACCGACCCCGCGGCTCCGGCTTATTTCGCTGCTGAACTGGAGCAGGCGGCGTGAGCGACGTTTGTCCAGAAAACGGCCCAATGCCGGATCAGAACAGAATAGGCGGGGATGTCAAAGACACCCTATCGAGCAGATGCACCCAATTTGAGGGCGGGTGCGCCTATCCATTGCCCTCTAACCTCCCTGTTAAACTTGGGCGCGTGGCTGATGCCATGCGCCCCTTTTTCTGCGGGGTGGCCTATGCTGCGTGATAACCGAACAGAAAATGAAGGGCAGCCAGACTGGGCTGCGCTAGTTGCCCGCTGGGGTGGGGTGGCGTTGCTGCATACTGATGTTTCAATGGTCACACTGGCACTGCGCGCTGTGGGTAAGGTGGCTTACCTGGCGACACCGTATCATGACTATTGTGATGGTACTGCACTGGCTGCGGATCTTGCCGATGAATGGCGGCGCTCACTGATCGGGCTGGCAAAATTGCGGTGTTATTCACCGGCGGTCAATGCGCAGATCGTGACCGATTTCACAGGTGATGAGGCGCCAGTAAATCGGCCGCACGTCACGAGCGAGCTGCGGCTGGTCGAACTTGTAGTGGTGCCGCCGATGGCTGGGTGGGAGGCTTCACCAGAGGTCTGGCGCGTTGTGCGAACAGCCTTGGCCTTGAATTTGCCGGTTTATGTTCTGGCTGAACAGGCGGGGCGCTTGTGATGACCATTAAGATAACCCGTGAAGATGATCTGCTAGAGTTGGAAGTCCTGCACCTGCGAGAGAATAAGGGCTTGCAGGGCGGTGATGTAATGGCGCGGCTTGGGGTGACCCGAGGGTTTATCTCGGGCGTCCAGAGCAGGGTGCGTAAAGCGACTGCGGCCAACCCCTGCGAGTGCAAGCGCAAAGCCAACCGAGACTGTGGGATGCGCCAGCGTTGGTGGGCATCATGAGCGCCCATAACCTGAAAACCAAACGTGCCCATCCAAATGCACAGCGAGAGCAGTTTCAAGTGGCCCATGTGACGGTGGAGGTTAGCCGGAAGGCTGGCACCTTTGCCTTGATTGCGGGTGAGGCTCACCACTCTAAGGACCGCAGCCCGATGTTCACGGGCATTGTTGAGCCGGGCATGGGCACCGCGTTGCGCCGTTTGGCGCATGCGATCGATGAAATGGAAGCTGAGCAGAGTAAGAGGGCGCGCACATGAGCCAAATCAGTTCACCTGCTGACAACGCAAAGTGCCAGAAGATATTAAGGTCCCGCGTCACGTTGGTGGAAATTCAGGATATTGTTTGTGACCATTATGGGCTGCGGCGAGAAGACCTTATCGGTGCTGACCGCAAGCGCGTGTTCTCCTGGCCTCGGCAGATGGCGATGGCCATCTGTTGTGAATTCACCAAGTTGAGTCAGCCGGAAATCGGGCGGCGTTTTGGTGGCCGTGACCATTCGACGGTTATCCATGGCTGTAAGGCAGTGGAAACACGCCGAGCCAATATTCCCGAACATCAGGTGGATTATGAGAAAATCACCAGCGCTTTGGCTGGAATTACGCGGGCCGAGTTTTTTCGCCAAAAAACGATTCATGGCCAGTTCGCCAGTGTTCGCAACAGGGGAGGTAAGCCATGCATGCAGCCCATTTGACACCCGTTAATTCTGAAGACTTACCGGTCTATCCATTGTCTGCAGACGACCGGCTCGACAGCCACTATTTCATGGTCTGGGAACGCCGCCGTTGGCTCAATTCGGACATGCGCCTGAAAGGCACACCAGAGTGCCGCGCATTGTACTTTGATCTGACCAACATCGCTTATGATCATTCGCCAGTTGGCACTTTACCTGATGATCATGACGCCTTGGCAAAGATGCTGTTTGTCGATGCTTCCCACTTTAAGTCTCTGTGCGCGCTTGAATACGGGCCGCTCCACAAGTGGACGCGATGCCTGTGCGAGGGTGGCGAGATCCGGTTGATGCATCCGATGGTGCTAAAGTCTTTGACTGAGGCTGTGGCCCGGAAAGAAGACAATCGCGCCCGCAATGAGGCGGCTAACACTGCCAAGCGATTGCAGCGCCTGCGGATCACTGTGGCGGGCTATCAGGCTGACCTGTCCAAGAATGACGCAGCGGTGCGTTGGATGGACGAATGGCTGACCAAGGAAGGCTGCAGCTATCGAGGTGGTGAGTGGATCGAAAGGGCAATGCGCGCGTGGTCAAATCACATGTTTGATCTCAATCGAGTGCCTGGACGGGGTCCAGCGTGACTGTCCTGAACTGTCCGAAAGACACTTTAAGACAGTCTCGGACAGTCTTGGACTGTCCTGCACGACAGGGACAAAGACAGGAAAATAACAAGACAGCAGGACAGTTGGGCGACAGACCGGACGTCCTGCCTGTGGATAAGTTGCAATTGGCTGAGAAGAGCAGAGGGCAAGTGAAATGAATACTGAAGATCAAGCCGCAGGCGAAAAGCGGGTGCAAGATGTGCTGATTAAGCCTCTGTTGGATTTGGGGCTGGCCAAGCCCTCGACGCTGACTAAGGCTCGGTTTGACGATATGCTGAAAGAGCTGCGGCAGATGCTGGCCTATATGACGGCTGAAAATCTGGATCTGCTGCGCCAAGAGGTGGAGGTTCGGCCCGGTGGCAAAGATGGCGATCGCTTTCCAATTGCGCTGAAGATACGGAAGTGGGCGCGAGATATCCAACAGCCCGTTTCAGGACCGTCGCCGCTGATGATCGAAGTGTTTACCCACCAGCTGGGGCGAGATGCATTGGAAAAGGGCTGGGCGCCGGAATTGATGATCAATCTACGCGGGGCGCGTAAATGGCCGGGCCCCTTTACAGTTTCAGGGATTAAGGCCGCTGCCGATGACGCCATGCGCCGGTTGGAAGACATCGAGCTGCGTCTGTCGCGTAACGAAGAGATCCAGGAAGAGGACGCGATGTTTCGCAACAAGCGCCGCGCGGCAATTCAGAAATGCCAAGACATCGCTGATCAGTCGCAAGCGCGGGGTGCTGCTTGATGGGGGTTGAGGGTTTGAACGTGAGTGGCAAGATCAGCCCGGTGGCGATCAGAGCACCACGCACAGGAAGGCGCGAGATCGGTGTGTTGGAGTTGATTGAGTGGGCGTTTCAGCGTGAACATGCCAGTCTTGACTTCGATGAGATATCTCGCGAGGCAGGCGCGCGGCCCGGTGTCGATACTGTCTGGCACCTAATGGAAGGCAAGAGGCTCGGTTGTCGTGTCGATGGCGGCGGGCGATCGGATCCGCACCACGATGCCGACATAGTTGCCTCGGCCTTGGCGGTCTTGCCCGAAGTGTATGGCGGACGGCGAATGGCGTTGCAGATAGCTGAGCTGGCGCGCGCAGGGCAAAGACCTAATTGCATGATCGATGCAAAGCACAAGTGCGTTCCGCGTGAATGGAAGCAAAACCAGCACGGCTGGCATTCCGCTACTGAGCCGTGCGGATTCGTCGAAGTGCTTCGGCGCGGGCGAACACAGCGGATGGAAATGCGGTGCTGCCCGGTGACTTACGTTGATACGGCCCGCGATGTTGGTGCGGCGCGTCGGGGTTATCTTGCTTGGTTTGGAGCGTTGTTAGAGCTGCGCAACGTGTTTCAAACCCATTGTCACATGACATCGCATGTTGTCACCAATCGCATGCCGCCACGCGCGCCGTGGAAAAGTTCTTGACAAAAAACAGCACCCGTTGACATATTGCACTCAACCTAATTGCGCCCGGAGGCTTCCAGCCTTCCGGGCGTTTCTTGTTTGTGGGGTGCCGATGGGTAGACTGAAGGCAGTGCAGCCAAGGCTGGGCGCTGCTCCATCTCGGTTACGCCAAGCTCCTAGTACTGAGAAAGATCGCAACCTTCAGCGCCGGGCGGATCAGCCATGGCGTTCGTTGTACGGGTTGGCGCGCTGGCAAAAGCTGCGATATGCATGCCTTATGCGCGATGGCTGGAAGTGCCAGCAAACCGGCGTGGTGTTGATGGGCAAATACCCGGCGCCGACTAGCCCGGTTGGTGACCACATCATCCCGGCGCATGTGTTCTGGTTCGACGGCAGGCAGCATCTGTTCTGGGATCCAGACAACATCCAATCGGTTTCGAAAGCATATCACGACAGCGAGAAGCAGCGGCTCGAAAAGAGTGGCCGCTTCTGAGCCGCAACTGGCCTGAGCCTGTAACAAGGGAGGGGGTGGGTCAAAAGTCAGGGAAATCCCTTGGCGCTAGACCCGTCCTCCCCTCATTCGGAGTTTTTTTTCTTGGCGGAACAAGATTTTGACCTGTTTGGTGACCCGGTACGGCTACCGAACGGGAAGCGTGGGCGTCCTGCTCATGTGCCAAGTCAGAAAAATCGTAACAAAATCATAGTGTTGTTAGCTTTGGGGTGGGGCAATGAGCGCATTGCTGGTGCGATGCACATCAGTCAGCCAACGCTGAGACGGTATTATTTTTCAGAGCTGAAACGGCGTGACATTCAACGCGATCGGCTGGACGCTTGGCGGTTTGAGAAGATTGTTGACCAAGTCGAGAGTGGTAACGTTGGAGCCATGCGATTGTTGGACCAGATGATCGCCAAGAATGACCAGGTATTGACCGATGCCAAAATCCGAGCAGCCCAAAACGGCGAAAAGAAGACGGAGTACATCGGCAAGAAGGAAGTTGATCGCCAAGCGGCTGATTCAGCCGTGAAGGGGAATAGTCCCGGTTGGGAAGACGATCTGACACCCGGAAAATACAACTGATGGATCTTTCACCTGCCAACCAACCAGATCCGAACTGGTCGACCGCTGTTCTTGACTGGGAAGATCGGATTCGGTCGGGGCGTAGTCTGATCCCAGACTTGCCGTTGTATAACACTGTTGCCGAGAAAGCGTTGCGGATTTTCAAGCGGCTGCGGGTACCGGATCTAATTGGCACCCCGACTTATGGCGAGGTGTGCGAGGATTGGGTGTTTGACCTGGTCCGAGTGATCTTTGGATCATACGACCCAGATACAAAGCGCCGGATGCTGCGGGAGTTTTTCCTTCTGGTTCCCAAGAAGAACGGTAAATCGGCGATCGCTGCGGCCATCATCGTGACAGCGGCCATTTTGAATGAGCGACCAATGGCCGAATTGTTGCTGATCGCGCCTACACAAAAGATTTCGAACATCGCGTTTAAGCAGGCCAAGGGGATTATCGCCTTGGATGATGGACTGTCGGACATCTTCCGGGTCCAAGATCACAAGAAAGAAATCACTCATATCGTCACTGAGGCAGTGATTATGATCCTGTCTGCAGACGGTGATGTGGTGACGGGTTCTAAAGCGACTTACATCTTAGTGGATGAAACCCATGTTTTGGCTGGCAAGCCAAAGGCGGCAGAGATTTTCGTGGAGATCAGGGGTGGTCTGGCCTCGCGACCCGAAGGTTTCATGTTGCAGATTACAACGCAGTCGAAGAAGCCGCCCGTTGGTCAGTTCAAAGAAGAATTGGATATGGCCCGCGCGGTGCGAGACGGTGAAATCGATCTTCCAATGTTGGCGATACTGTACGAGCTGCCTCGCGACTTGTTCAAGGATAACGGTTGGCGCAAGGAAAGCACTTGGGGGATGGTCAATCCGAACCTCGATCGATCCGTCAGTCTAAACTATCTGCGTGATGAGCTGATCAAGGCCGATCGAAAGGGCGCGGATGCGTTGGCTCTGTTTGCGTCACAGCATTTGAATGTCGAAGTTGGCGAAGGTCTTAAGCAGGATCGATGGGTTGGTGGGCTGTATTGGTCGAATACCAAGATAGAAAATTTTGGTTTTGATGAGCTGCTGGATCGCAGTGAAGTGGTTGTTGCTGGCATTGATGGCGGTGGACTGGATGACCTTTTAGGTGCGGCCTTTGTTGGGCGCGAAAAGGTCACAAAAAACTGGCTGTCGTGGTGCAAGGGCTGGGCGCATCCGATCGTGTTTGAGCGACGTGCCAGCATTTCGGTTCAGTTGCAGGATTTTGCCAAGTCAGGTGATCTGACGATCTGTGAGTATCCAACTCAGGATGAAGACGAAGTTGCAGAGCTATTGCAGAGGGCCAATGAAACCGGCCTACTGCCCGACACTGCGGCTGTTGGGCTGGATCCAGAAGGCGTAGCAGCACTGATCGATGCGGCAATTACCGCTGGTTTGACCGATGAGCAATTATGTGCAGTTTCGCAGGGCTATCGATTAAACGGAGCAATCAAGGGTGCCGAGCGCAGGTTGCGCGCCCGGTCGCTGCTTCATGCGGATCAGCCAATGATGGATTGGTGCATTAGCAATGCCAAAACAGAACCGCGCGGCAATGCAGTCATTGTGACCAAGGCTGCATCGGGAACCGCAAAGATCGACCCGGTAATGGCTTTATTCAACGGCGTAACCCTTATGGCCCGAAACCCGCAACCGTCGACGCGGGCCAATCTTGATGACTTCCTTTCAAAACCGGTGATGGCATTATGATCCGACGAATTATCAAGGCCGCAGCGCGCGGTATTCGCAACGAATTATCCGCCGGCCAATCTGGCTGGGTCGATGCGGATTCTGCGACAAGTGTCGCTGCAGGTTATACGTCCACTTCCGGTAGTGTGGTCAATCCGGCCACTGCGATGACAGTTTCTGCGGCTTGGGACTGTGTCAAAAAGCACAGTCAGGCGATCGCAAGCCTGCCGATGGCGGTTTATGAACGCCAGTCTGACGGCGGCAAGAAGCGGATTGAGCCTGATTTAGCCGAGATTCTAACGGTTTCGCCGAACACTGGGCAGACTGCGGTGGACTATTGGGAGGGTATGTCGGCGCAGACTGCCCTGCGCGGCAACGGATATTCGGAGAAGCTGTTCATAGGGAAACGCGTCGTCGGGATGCGGCCCTTGTTTAATGTCACACCTGAGCGCCAGGCTGACGGGTCGTTCAGGTATTTGATCATCGATCGCGGGCGAAAATCCTACATGCCTGCTGACAAGGTGTTTCACATGCGCGGTTTTGGCTCCGGTGATGGGCTGGGGCTGTCAGCGATTAAGTACGGGGCCAACGCGATGGGAGCCGCACTGTCGGCTGATGAGGTGGCTGGTAAGACGTTCTCTGAAGGGTTGATGGCTAGCGGCGTGCTTCAGTCCGAACAGACATTGGACGACAAGCAGCGGGAACAGTTGCAGGATCTACTGCAAAAATACCGGGGGTCAAAGAATGTCGGCAAATTGCTGACGCTAGAGGCCGGTCTGTCTTACCAGCAGCTACAATTGAATCCCGAAGATGCCCAATTGCTGGAGACACGGCGTTTCAATGTTGAGGACGTTTGTCGCTGGTTTGGGGTGCCGCCTATTGTGATCGGCCATTCTGCCGAGGGGCAAACAATGTGGGGCAGTGGGGTCGAGGCAATCATGCTGTCCTGGCTGACCTTGGGGATCAATCCGCAATTGAAGAAACTCGAAGCGCAGATCCGCAAAGATCTGATCCCGATCGGGCGCCGTCGACGCTGGTTTGTTGAGTTCAATCGAGAGGCACTTTTGCAAATGGACAGTGCAGCCAAGGCTGAGTTTCTGAGCAAGATGGCTAGTTCAGCTACCATGACCGGAAATGAGCGTCGGGCAAAACTGAACCTGCCGCCACATGATGCGCCAGAAGCAGATCAGCTACTGGCACAGGGCGCGATGCTGCCCATTCAAGATCTTGGAAAGGGTGAACAATGACCAACCGCACAATGCCGATGGCACTGGCAAACCGCATGCCTGGGGTGAAATCCGATCTGACGCCAAAGGCCTTGCAGTCCTGGAACCCGGATTTGCAGCCTGCAGCCGAGGCTTTGGGGGACAATTCGATCACTATGCTTGGGACAATTGAGCCCAGTTATGGGGATGACACCGTCACGGCCAAACGTGTCTCTGCGGCGCTTCGCAAGATCGGCGCCGATAACCCGGTTGATATCTTCATCAACTCGCCCGGAGGCGATGTCTTTGAAGGGTTGGCGATCTATTCGATGCTGCTGGAACACAAAGGCAAGGTGACGGTTAAAGTCTTGGGCCTTGCGGCCTCGGCAGCGTCGATCGTAGCGATGGCCGCAGATGAGCTGCAAATCATGCGATCGGCGTTTTTGATGATCCACAATACATGGGTTTGCGCCTGCGGTGATAAGCACGCATTTCGTGAAGTGGCGAATTGGCTGGATCCGTTTGATAGCGCGCTTGCGGATATCTATCACGCCCGAACCGGGATCGAAAAACCAGACGTCACAACGATGTTGGACAAGGAAACATGGATCGGTGGAGCTGACGCGGTTGAGCGTGGGTTTGCAGATTCACTGTTGGGCGCTGAGCAGGTTTCTCAGGGCGTCGGGAATGCTTCCAATCTCAGCCCGGACGCCGCAAAAATCAAAGCAGATCTGCTGATGGCGCGGGGCAATGCACCGCGCTCGATGCGCCGCGAGTTACTGGCGGCACTGCAATCTGGCACGCCGAGCGCTGCCGAACCGGGTACGCCAAGCGCTGCCCAAAAACCACCAGTGGCCAAGGCGCTGCTGGATATCTTCCAAAACACATAACTGGAGAAACTCCATGAAAAAGTTGATGATGCCCGCCATTTGTATGGCGGCACTGGCCTCGGCGTGCCCTGTCCATGTAATGGGCGCCCCTATGAATGACGCGTCTGACGAAGCGATGCTGAAGCAGGTTCAGGGCTCGCTGGACAAGATCAACGGCGAAACCAAAACGGCTGCTGAAAATGCCCTGACAGAGGCTAAGAAAGCAGGCACTCTGAGCGCTGAAACCAAAGCTTCCGTTGATAAGTTGTTGACGGTGCAGAATACGCTAAATGACACGCTCAAAGCTTTGACTGACAAGGTCGAAGGCGTGGCCTCCGAACATCAGGAAATGGCGCAAGCCATTGCTGAAGGTGTTGGCCAAGGTGGATCTTCTGCGCCGATGTCCCTGGGGCAGGCAGTTCTTGCCGAAGGCGATGAAGGTATCAAAAATTTCCTTGCCAATGGTGCCAAGGGCAACCTGCGTATTGGTGTTTCCAATGCAATTACTTCGGCAGCGGGTTCAGGTGGTGGGCTAACCTATCACGAGGAAGAGCGATCGCCAGTGAACATGCCATACCGGCGGTTGCGCATTCGTGGTCTCGTTAGCCATGGTCGTACCGGATCGGATCTGGTGAAATATCGCAAACAGACCCTGCGTACCGATGCAACTGCGGCAATTGCCGAAACTGGTACTTATCCAGAGAGCGCATTTGGTTGGTCCAAGGCGCAGACCGAGGTCAAAAAGATTGGTGCAGTCACGAATATTTCCGAAGAAACCATGGCGGATGCCGATCAGTTGCAAAGCGAGATCGATACCGAGTTGCGTTTTGGTCTGGATCTAGAGACCGAAAAGCAAATCCTGGCAGGTGATGGTGTGGGGGAAAACCTGCTCGGTTTGATCCCGAGTGCGACAGCCTTTGTTGCAGCTTCTGGTCTGCCTGACGCTACGCGGCTTGATCGCTTGCGCTTGGCGGTTCTGCAGGTGGTGTTGGCGGACTATATCCCAACCCATTTTGTTATGAACCCAACGGATTGGGCAGGCATCGATTTGCTGAAGGATACTCAAGGCCGTTATATTTTCGGCCATCCGGGTTCGCAATCGACCCCGGCCCTGTGGGGCAAGGATGTCGTGGAAAGCAACAGCATGTCTGTTGGTGATTGGCTGACTGGTGATCTGCAGATGGCTGCAACGCTGTATGACCGTTCTGAAGCTGAAATTCTGATTTCATCTGAACATGGCACCAATTTCATCGAAGACATGCTGACGATGAAGGCCCGTAAGCGGATGGCGCTGGCCGTCAAGCGTCCTGCCGCGATGGTCAAAGGTAACTTCACCTTCGCCTAATTAGCGGGTGAAGTTTTTGAAACATGCCCGCGCGGGTCAATCTGCGCGGGTTTTCATTTGAAAATACGAGGCAAGCGATGTTTGTGAAGGTAAATGAAACCCGTCACACTAAAGTTGGCACCCTGCGCACCGGCACGATTTTGGATGTGGGCGAGTTTGGGCCGAAGGGGCGCGCGGTAATCGAGGCGCTGTTGGCGCAGGATGACCCGGCGGTGGTGAAACTGACCAAAGAGCAGGTCGAGGCCGAAAAAGATGCCGTTGTTTCGCTGGTTCCAGTCGACGACCCGGAAGACGAAACCAGCATTGATTTGGATGTTCTGGGTGATCTTCAGAAGACTTTGTCGGATGCAAAAAAACTGAACACGAAGCTTCAGGAAGATCTGGAACAGGCGATTTCTGCACGTGATGAAGGCGCTGAGAAAATCAAGTACCTGCAGGATGAGCGGACCAAGATCACCGCCGATCGGGATGGTTTGGCCGAGACTTCTGCCGAAGAAGCCAATCGCGCGGATGCCGCCGAAAATGAGGTCAAGACCCTGAAGGCGGATCTGGAAAAGGCCCAGAAGGCCTTGACCGACGCTATCGAGAAATCAGGCGGTGACAAAAAGTGACCCAGTTTCTCGTCGCAGATATCAAACCTCACCTGTCGGTGCCGAAGGATGACACCGATAATGACGGGATCATTCAGGGGTTCATTGCCGCAGCCGAGGCTTGGGTGGTGGTATATCTGCGGCGTGATCTGGACACAGAATTCCCCAACCGCTGGCCTGAGCCGGTTCGGCATGCCGTGCAGATGATAGTGGCCCTGTGGTTTCATAATCGCGAGGGTGTTTCCGAGGGTGGAATGACGTCGGAAGTGCCGTTCGGTGTAAAGGATATGCTGGCCCCATTCCGCGACATGGGGGCCTGATCATGCGCGGCGGGAAATACCTGGAGCAGGTACTAGTCGAGCGCAAAGAGGACACGGGCGCGCTGGATGGCTACGGAAACCCAGTGGGGCTGAACTGGGTGGAGTTCTCCAAACCGCGTGGCAATTTCCGTGAAACCGCTGGCAAAGACAAAATCGCGGCGGGGCGGCTAGAAGGTAAGGCTACCGGCACTCTGCGGATGCGCAGCTATTCAAAGCTTAGGACAGTAACCAGCGCCGACCGCGTCAAGATCCGGGGCCAATACTGGAAGATCGTCGGTGAGCCAATTCATACCGATGCCGGGTTGCAGGAAATAGAATTCACTCTAGAGCGCGGCGGCGTTGTGGAATGAAAATCGAAAGCAAAAAGCTGATCCGCCAAATGCGTAAGCTACCGGATGCACAGCGCGGGCATTTGATCAAAGCCATTGCCAAGTCTACCGAGGAAGGTGCCAGCGTGACGCGTGTCCTGGCGCCGGATGTCACTGGGGAAACCCGCGACAATATCACCACCCAGTACCGCAGCGGCGGAATGGTGGGCGAGGTGGTCGTGATTGATAGCGGTGCGCCAAGCGATGAAAAAGACAGGGCCTATTCGATCGAACATGGCCGCAAAGAAGGGGATCACGGCACCACCGAAGGCAATCACCACGTTCACCGTACCCGACAATACCTGGGCAAGCGGTTTAAGGGCCGGATCCGGCGCGCAATAAACAAAGCAGCAAAAGAGGTGGCTCGTGGCTGATGGATATGTGACCGCCACCCAAGCGGGAGTGCGCGCGACGTTGATTGCCGATCCTGATGTGGCGGCCCTAGTAGGCAGCCGCGTGGTGGATCAACCCCGCGAAAATATTGAATTTCCCTATATCCGCTTTGGCCAGATCGAATGGCGCGGCGATGACACTGATCACACACGGGGCGCCTTGGTTCAGGTGGGCCTGAAAATCCATTCCCGACCCAAGGCTGGCAAAGTCGAAGCCTTGCGCATCTGTGAGACTGTAGCGCAGGCCCTGCACCTGAAACCCGAGGCGATGACAGTTGAGGGTTTCAACGTGGTCGAGGTCGAGGTGCAGACCTGGTTCGTCAAGCGGGCCAGTGATGGTGTTAGTTATGAGGGCCACATGGCCCTGCAGGTGCAGCTAGACAGCTAAAATCGGGATTATATCCCTGTTTGTGACGTGCCATTTTGGCGCGTTTTTTTGTGCAATTCACAACTTTGGAGGTCCAGATATGGGCAAGCAAAACAGCCGCGGCTTTTTGATTAAGATTGGTGATGGTGCCGGTTCAGAGGTTTTCACAGCCTTTGCCGCCTTGACCGCGAAAAGCCTGAAAATCGGCAATGAGCGGGTGGACGTGACCACTGAGGGTATTGACCCAACTGCAGCGATCTGGCGCGAAACCATTGACGGCACCAAATCGGTGTCTGTGTCGGGCGATTACACCCTTGTGAAAGAGGTTCCAGAGGCCCGCCTAATGGAGGTTTCTATGTCCAAGGACGCGGTTGCTAACTTTGAAATCGTTGTTCCCAATGTTGGCACGTTTTCCGGGGCATTTTCAGTTGAGGCCGAGGTTTCCGGTGATGGCGCCGTTAAGGGGTCCATGACCATGGAAAGTACCGGACCCGTAACATTTGTTGCCGAGTCGTAAGTGGGTATCACTTCTGAAACGGAGGCACCACGCGGAGGCATAGTTGAGAAACTAGGTGGCGTGTGGTGCGTCATGGTCCTGGGTAACGCTGAGATTGAGCGCTACGAGGACAAGCATACAGGCATTTTCGAAACCTGGGATGGGTTCTATGGCCGCGCTGCCAAGCCAACCGCAAGGCAGGTGCGTGATTTGGTGGCCCTGGGGCTCGTGGGGCATGGCATGACCGGCGCTGCGGCGGATGCGCTGGTGGCGGAACTCGGGCCAGAGCATAACCCTCTTTTATATAAAGTTTCCCAAGGGTTGCTCGGCGTCGCGTTTATGCCGGATTCGGCCAGCCAGGGTGGCGATGAGCCCGCGCCACCAAGCGATATGACCGAGGACGATGATCCTGCAAAAAAGACCGATCCCGCGCCTGGAACGTGCGGGGAATAATTCGGGCTGCAGCGCCGCAGGGATACCGGCCAGATGAAGTGCGAGGGATGATCCCGCGCGACTGGCTGCTGTGTGTTCGCGGTCATGCGGATCAACGCAAATCGGCTGAACCTGGGGCCAATGCACCCAGTCAGGCTGAAGTAGAGGCATTGGTGAGGGACTACGGATGAGCGGCACCGATCTGGAAAAGCTGAATATCATTCTGGCGGCACGTGACCGTGAATTTACTAAGGCAATGGATCGCAATATTCGCCGTGTAGAACGGTTTGCAAAGCGATCGGAGCGGCACCTGAGCAATGTTAGTCGCAAGTTTGATGCCATGGGGTTTGCCGCCAAGCGATTTGCGCCACTGATGGCTGCGTTGGGGGCAGGGGCCATCATTGGCAAGCTGCGCCGCACTGCGGCATCGCTGGATGATATCGGCAAAACTGCCGATAAAATTGGCCTGACAACCGATGCCCTGCAAGAACTGCGATCGGTGGCGGAAAGTGCCGGCGTTTCTCAGTCGTCACTGGATAGTTCTATGGAGCGCTTCAACAAACGCCTGGGTGAGGCCACCATGGGCGGTGGCGCTGCCGCCAAGATGTTGAAGGCCTTGGACCTAGAGGCAGGGGATCTGGTTACTATGGGGCTGGATGACGCGTTGTCACAGGTTGCGGATAAGATCGCTGCAATTCCTGAACCGGCACAGCGTGCGGCAGCCGCTGCAGCGCTGTTTGGCCGCGAGGGTGTGGCAATGGTTAACCTGATGCGCGAGGGCAGCGCAGGCATGGAAACCATGCGCCAGGAAGCGCGGGATCTGGGCATTGTCATTGATGAAAGCCTTATCCGGGGTGCAGAGGAATCCCAAACCCAACTGGACCTGATGAGCCGGGTGATTTCATCGCAGTTGAACAGCGCGTTAATCGACATGGCCCCGCTGCTGGTGGGTGGCGCAACGGCGATCGCTGACTTTGTGCGCGGCATGGTGGCAGCCATCAACGCAACCAAGGCGTTTCTGAACCCGCAAAGCGATCTTGAGAAAGCCACGGAAAATCTAGTCGACGGTATGGCAGATGAGATCCGCCAAAGCCAGCTTCTGGAGGCTGCATTGGGCAAAGGCGCTAATATGAGCGTGGCGGTTGCTAAGACCAAATTGAGTGAGGCGCAGGCTAGGCACCAAAACGTTCAAGCAATCATTGCCGAACATCGGGCGCTGGCATTGGGTTCAAGCGAGTACCAAGATTTAACCGACACGATCCAGAGAACAACTGCCGACATTGAGGAAATGGAAAGTGTCCAGCAGCGCGCGTCTGATCTGGATATTCAACTGCCTGGTATGTCTGCAGATGATGCAACCCATGCCGCCAATATCGCCGCAGCCTATGGCCGGTTGATGGATGCTATGAACCAGCGCCATGCAATTGATTTGCAAAATGAAGGCCTGAACCAGCAGCTAGAGCGCACGGCTGAAAACATTACGACCCTGCAGACCGCTCTCGACAACGCCGAAGGGGGCGTGGTGTCAGTCGAGGGCACCTATGTCTCCCCTCTGGAAAACAGCCCGAAACAGGAAATCAGCCGCACGGGTAGCGCCGCACAGGTCGCTATTCCAGATCTGTCTGATTACGCCGAGGTGATGGCGCGGATCAATGGGGTGTTTGGCGACGTGAAAGGTAGCGGTGACGGCTATGCGGATACGTTGGCTAAGTTGCAGGTGCTGTATGACAGTGGCGCACTGTCTGCCGATCAATACGAGGCTGCCGTGGGCGCGGTTGGTGATCGGTTTCAGGATGCCAAGTCAAAATCAGAAAGCCTTCGATCATCCGCCATCAACACTTTATCCGCCATTACAACGCGGTCATCCACGGCAAGTGAAGCGTTGGCAAATCTGGCTGCAAACTGGGCGTCAATGTTTGCCAATGCTGCCTTTGGCGGACTGTTGAAAGACACAGGAATATTTGACGGATTGGGTGATCTGCTGAGTTTTGACGGCGGCGGCTATACTGGTGACGGCCCGAGATCTGGTGGCCTGGACGGAAAGGGTGGTCGCATGGCTGTGATCCACCCGCAAGAAAGCATCATTGACCACACCAAAGGGCAGGGAGGGCGTGCAGGTGGCAGCAACGGCTCTGTTCATGTTTCGGTTGGCGTCGATGAAGGTGGAAATCTAATCCCGATAATAAAAAGTGTGAGCGGCAATGTCGTAGCAAGCGCCGCGCCTGCCATTATGGCAACCCAAGACCGCAAGACTGCGCAGAACCTTCAGAACCATTTGGCGCGTCAGGGGTAATACATGCAGCGTGAAATCGTCACCATCCCGCCGAACTTTCTGCGGGTGCTAAATGTTGACTGGGATATTGATTGGCGAGGCCAGTCAGTCGGAGATGCGACTTCCGGCTCTTCAGCCACAGTCTACAACTCCTTTCCGCGCTGGGTGGGATCCCCGAAAGTGAGCTTGGTCCGAGATGAAATCACGCAGTGGCGGGCGATACGGGCGCAGGCGCAAGGGCGGGTTGGCATCTATCGAATGGAGATGGTTGATCCCCTCGGGTTTATCGCCCCTGATGTGAACCCGAATGGAGTTTCGTTTTCGGGCGGCGGGCTGTTCAACGGTGGATCTGGTTTTGCTTACACCCCGATTTGCCGAGCCGTGAATCCGGCAGGAGCGGGGGCAACAGAGATCAGGTTGGATGTTGCTGGGGAAGCAGCGCCTGTTGTGGGTCAAATCATGAGTCATGATGACTGGCCCTTTGTGGTGGTCTGGGCATCTCTGGTCTCCGGCAACGTTTATGACGTCGGTATTCAAATGCCGTTACGTGCAGATATTGCTGTAAATGATCTGATCAACTTGCGAGGGGTTGGGCGATTTGAGGCGGTCGATGAAAGTGCCGGCAACCCGGCCTATGACAGGCGGCGGGTCAGCTCAATCCAGCTGTCTTTTAGAGAAGTTCTTTCCCGATGAGCTTTTTCCCGGAAGGCTACGACCCCAGCGGAGCGATCCATGGGGCTCTTGACCTGTGCGAGATAGAAACGCCGGACGGCCCGGCCCGGTTCATCATTGGCACCGATGGTGTCTTTGTCGATGTGAATGGAAACCGTTGGTTTGGCACTCAGCTCGCCAGCGTGTCCAGTTTGGGCAGTGCCATGGAAGGCCAGGCGCCAGAGGGCAGTGTGACGCTGTCCTATTTTCAAGATCCAGATGCGGATGATCTGATCACACAGGTGCGTGACCTTGGCCTGACCTATGTTGAGGGGCGCCCTATCACCTTTCTGGTGCAGCCCATCAGTTCCATGGAGGAGTTCTACGCCCCCAAGGTGGCGCCGGTGCAGTGGATGCAGCGGACCATGCGCACCCTCGGGATCTCGGCCAGCGGGGCGCAGGATCGATCGATCTCACTTGGATTTGAAGCCTGGACAGAGAAACGTCGAGCCTCGCGCCGGATTGTTCTGAACACTGAAGGCCACGCTAAGCTGATCGGGGAGGTGAACCGATCGCTCGAATTTATGCCCACTACAGATTTTGAAGAAGAGAAGCTGTTCGGATGACCCCCCTTTATCAAGAGCTGCACCGATGGGCTGGGCAACCGTTCATCTGGGGCGAAAGTGATTGCATGCTGTGTCTGGCGGATTGGGTGCAGCGGGTGACGGGACGCGACCCGGCGGCGGCGCTGCGTGGGGTTTATGACAGTCGGGGATCGTGCCAGCGCGAAACCGGATTTCTGCGAAACCCTGTCGATGCAGTGGATGCTTGTTTGGCAACTATTGGCGGCTTGCCGCGAGTGGATACGCCCCAGCCCGGCGATATGGCCGTGTTGATGCTGTTAGATGGTGAGGGGCGGTTGTCCCCCTGTGGTGCGCTTTGGCTGGGATCGGCCTGGGGCTGCAAGGGTCCGGACGGGGTGACAACACTCAGCCCGCAGGCTGTCTCAAAAGTACTAGCAATTTGGGGTGTGGGTTATGAAGCGTAGCCTGCTGTTTGCGGCTTTGCTGGGTAGTACTATGCTGACGCCGCAGCGGGCAGAGGCTCTGCCTGTTGTTGGCTGGATTGCGGGTTCTTTGGGTGTTGCTGGTGGAACGGCGCTTGCTGCAACAGCCGCCTATGCAGCCGGTGCAGGTTTTGCCGGAACGATCATTGGCGGCTTTGTGGTCAAAACTGTAGTTGCGATCGGGCTGTCGGCCCTTGCGGCCCAATTGGCCCCGACGCCCTCTGTTCCAGCACCCGGTGCGCGGATGGTCAACTTTGCCCAGCCTGTGGCCTATGCGGAATGGGTCTATGGTCGAACGCGCAAGGGTGGACCGTTGGGCTTTACCGGCTTTGCAAACGACAAGCGCTACTATGTACCAATCCTTGCGGCGCACCCGATCGAGGGCATTGTGCAGCACTGGTTGGATGAGCGGATTGTAACGCTCACCAATGAAACAGACACAACGAAAAGCAACGTCGCGGAAAGCCCAATCTCAGGATATGGCCGGATCAACGTATTTACCGGCGACCCTGGTCAACTTGCAGATCCGGGCCTGTTCGCAGATTTTGCAGAGATAACCGCTGCCCATGATTTCAGAGGCTTGTCCGGGGCTGTTCTTTGGGCTGCGCGGCCACCTCAGTCGTCGTTTGCACAAATCTACCCATCTGGCGGGAAGTGGGCTTATGCCCCGGTGCTGGATGGCAAGAAAGATATTTACGATCCGCGTGATGGTCAGACTCGGTTCACATCAAACGCGGCGTTGGTTTTTGCCGATTGGGTCGTCAGTGTTTTGGGCCGGGATGTGGATTGGGCTGAAGTTGCCGATGAGGCTGACGCCTGCGATGTGGTGGCTCTGGACGGCGAGGGGATACCGCGCAAGCGCTGGGAAATTAATGGCACCCTCTCGGATGAGCAGGAGTTTGAAGCGCAGCGGGCACAGATGGCAGCGGCCTGTGACGCTTTTGTCTATGAACGGGCGGATGGCAAAGTTGGATTCACCGTTGGCCGCTGGATCGACCCAGAGTTGACGCTTGGCCCCGAGGACTTCTTGGCCTTGGAATTGATCGAGGGCCAATGGGGCGCTGATGCTCCGGATGAAGTGGCTGCCGTTTATACCGAGCCGGAGAACGGCTGGCGCGAAACGCCGAGTGGTACATGGGTGGAGCGTCAAGTTGCCAAGCCAGTGCGTGATGAGCCGCAGTTGTTCATGGTGACAAACCACAACCAGGCGTCACGCCTGAACAAGCGCCTGGCGCGCACCAAGCTGTCGCAATACCAGTTGCGTGGCACACTTCGCATGAAGGGATATGAAATCCTTGGCGGGCGTTCCGGTGGGCGGGCGCATCGGTTCGCGCGTGTTGTCCATCCGGAAATGGGCATTGATATCTATATCGAGGTTGGCGAGCTGGTGCGTGAGAGCGTCGGTGTTTTTTCGCTGACGGCTAATTCAGTGAAGCCTGAAGATTTTGCTTTTGACGCAGCGACAGAAGAGCCGCAGCGCCCAACCTATGACGGGGTGGTGAGTGACGCCAGTATTCCGGTTCCAAGCGGTCTTGCCGTGCCATCTGCCGCTAGTGGCGCTGCGACGGTCAATTGGGATGGGCAGAACGCGGCCTATGTGCAGGATCTGCAGTACCGGCTAACCGCAGTTTCATCCGCCTGGGTGCAAGTGTCTGTGGCCGAAGGGCAAAGCTCATTGCAGCTCTCAGTTTTGTCATCCGCTGCTGAGTATGAAATCCAAATTCGCAATCGAACCAACGGCCTCGGGGTTTCCGACTGGTCGTCATCTGTTTTGTTCACACCTTAGAGCAGGGAAATCCATGGTCGCACTTTCTCCAAAAACAATCATGACTGGCAACCCGCCGAGTGCGGCGTATGAGCCGAAGAAATCCGACATTGCGGACTGGATGCAGGAAATTGAAAGCATCGCGGTTGGCGGGGGGCTGGCTTATATCGATGGCTCCCTGGTTGATTTGCAAGCGCGTTCCGGTGCCGTCGATGGTCAGTTTTCCCTTGTGCTGACCACGGCTGAAGAGGCCGGTGTTTATGAACGAGTTGCTGGCATCTGGGTGAAGAATGCCGCAGTCCCTTCGCTATTCCTTGAAAGCACCGTTGCAGATCAGGCTGTTGCAAGTGCCGCTGCAGCGGCTCTGTCTGAGGGTGCCGCAGAAACGGCGCGTGGTTTGGCGGAGGGTTACAAGACGCAGGCTGAACTGGCGGCGTTGGTGGCTGGTGCCGCGATATTTGCGACTGATACAGATGGTCTTGCCGCAACCTCCGAGGGGGAGGTGTTTATCGTTCACTCGGGTTCAACAACGTCTGTCTATAAGAATGTTTCGGCGGCGGCTGTGTATCTTGGTGCGATGTTCGACAAGGCGGATTTGTTACAGTCTGCCAATAATCTGTCGGACGTGCCAAACAAGGCGGCAGCGCTGGCCACCTTGGGCGGGCTAGGTGCTTCGGCGCTGGACCCGCTCACCAAGCGATTGGACAATGACGCTGGCGTGGTTCTGCTGGGGGGCACCGGCGGGGCGTACACCTTGGTAGCTCAGAGCCCGATTGCCGGATATGCGGCGCTGCAATCGTTCACGTTCCGGGTTAATGAAACAAACGCAGCCGCTGTGACGCTGAATGTGGACGGCAGGGGCGCGCGAGCGGTCCAGAAGTACAACAGCTCTGGGAGCCGCGTTGCGCTTGCTGCGGGTGATTGGCGGTTAGGCCAGATCCACCGGGTAATTGATGACGGCACCCGGTACATCCTTGTGAGTCCGGTGATGAACCCTGCGACCCAAGCTCAAGCAGAGGCCGGGGTTAACGGCGAAACCTTCATGACGCCGGAAACTACAGCTCAAGCTATCGCTGCTCAATCCGATAACTTTGGGCCAGAGGAAGTTGGTTCCCCGTATCACGGAATCTACCCTTACGACGGTGTGACAGTAGGCGATGGGGCAACGGGCCTCCTCTATGATCACGCGGTGGACGGTAACGTTACAGTCGTCACGACACCTACCCTTGAGGCGGGCTATGTCTATTACGTGTATTTCCGGGGGGTCAGCTTCGGCGGAAGCGCTGACGCCCAGCGGGCACAAGTCCGAGGGTACAACGCCAGCAACGGTTTAGTTCTTACCCTTTCCAACTCGGGCAACAATGCCACGCACGCAAATGTGTATGACTACGACTTTCGGATTGACCTTCTAAAGTACCCGACGATCACTTACGCGCAGTTGATCTGGGCGCTTGGGGACTACTTTGATGCAGGGCGTCTCTACCTGTACAGGCAATTCGAACCTAACGCGGGAGCAGTATAATGGAAGCGCTGTATGAACTGGTGGTGTCTGATACGGGCGTTCGCTCACGGGTGGCTATGTCAGATGAAAAGATCATGGAAAATAACGCGCGCATTCAGGCAGCAACTTTGGCCCGCGCCACTCGCGATCTATCCCCCTCGGAGTTTGAATGGTTACTGGGGTACACAGAGCTAGACGACATATGGGATGCGATGATCGCCAGCCTGAAAGGTTCGACTGATGAGGCTGACAAGCGGACCCGCGCTGCGCTCAAGGCGCATCGACGCAAGTCGCTCTTCCGGTTTGCTACGACGCTTCAATTGGTCAGCGATTTCCGACCAATGGCCGCAACTATCAACCCCAACATTGACCTGAGCGACGCCGTGATTGAGGCCGCATGGGCAAAGGCCACGGAAGTAGCGGCATGAAGGTCGCTATCATCGAAACATCCCGCGATTGGGTGGGTTGGGCTTTGCTTGGGCTGGGCGTGAGCTTTCCGGCTCATCAATTCATCGGTGGGCTGTGTTTGGCCCTTGCTGCGGGCAGCATGATAGCCCGTCACCGGCGTTCAAATGCCAAGCATTGGGCCGTCATGGCGACCTCGGGTGTTGTCGCAACAATAGCAGTCATTGCCACGCAAGGCTGGGACCATTTTGGTGTGCTTCCCCAGCTTATTATGGCTCTTTCCGGCGCTTTATCCGGTTGGGGCATCAACATGGTCGTCAAAATGATGGACCGCTTTGAAAAGCGCAGCAGCGACATTGCAGACAAATTGGTCAGTCGAGTTTTAGGAAAAGATGGGGATTGAAATGGGCGATCTAAGCAAGAACTTCAGTCGGTCTGAATTCAAATGCAAATGCGGGGAGTGTGAACAGGTCGGACCAGACCCAAAGCTGATCCCAATTCTGCAGGATGTGCGAGACCATTTTGGGAAGCCGGTTACGGTCCATTCTGGTCACAGATGCCGGGCCTATAATGAGTCGGTTGGTGGTGTCGAGTTTTCACAGCATCCGCTTGGGACGGCTGGTGACTTTACCGTTGCGGGGGTCAGCCCTCGCAAAGTCCAAGACTATCTCCTTTCCAAATACCCCGACACCCTTGGTATTGGGCGTTACCGGGGGTTTACGCATGTTGATGTGCGGGAAGGAAAGGGCCGGTGGGATAAACGATGACCCGCTACGCGCTCATAGCGGCACTCTGTGGGCTGCTGGGGCTCGGAGGTTGGACCTCCTACCTGCTTTGGCGCAACTCAAACCTGAACACCAAGCTGGACGCGGCGCGGCAGACCATTGCAGTGCGTGACCAGCAGTTAGAGCAATCGCAAGAGGCTGGTCGCGTTCTCGACGCACACCTGCACCGGATGCGCGATGAACGGGAAAATCTCAACGCAGAATTCAACCGTCTTCGGCAAACGGAGGGATACCATGATCCGTTGTCTGATTTTATGCGCGATGCTTTTGACCGCATGTGAGCGACCTCCTATTTTTGTAGAGCCGGTGGTGTCCAAAGAATTGACCACCCCCTGCGCTGAGCCTGTGAAAGGTCCACCCAGCGAGGGTGCTTTTGTTGAGTACGCACTGGGCTGGAAAGGAACCGCCCTTTGCAATGCCGACAAGCTGGAAAGCATCGGGAAGCTGATCGGCCCTCAGTGATCTGAGCGCGGATCGCAAACCCAACCGGCCTGCCGCGCACCGGAACCTGCGCAGCACATCCAAAGGAAAACAGAATGCCTTTACTCTCTGACGCTGTATTAGACGCAGCATGTAACCATCTAAAAACAAACGGAACCATGCTGCACATTTGTTCGTCTGAGCCTGCGAACTTTGCTGCCATTGCCGCTGTTGAGTTGGCCTCGGCACCTGTCAGCCTGACCGGGCCTGCGGCAGGTGATGTGTCTGGTCGCAAAGTGACTATCCCGGCAATTACGGCTGACACAGTCGATGTTACCGGGAGCGCCACCCATTATGCGCTGTCTAATGGCGTAGACGAATTGTTTGCCACAAACACCCTGAAAGATCCCGGCACCGGCAATCCAACTTCTATCGCTCTGTCGGATGCCGGTAATTATAATTTCAACGCCATGGATCTCACAATTCC